CGATTCTTCAACTGTTTAACAAGAATCTGACCCAATGCTTCAAGTTCTTCATTGCTCACTAACGCAAACATAAAGTCTGCCGTTGCAGGTAAACCAAACGATTCACTTGTATCTTCTAATCCCGGATCCGATGACGAAAAGCCAGACCTTGTTGTTTGTGTTGCGCTCACAATCGGCAAAGCATTTTCTACTGCAAGACCTCGCAACTCTTCTGCGATAGATTTGATGTATGAATAACTGTTTACATTTGCACCAGGCTTAATTCTCGCAGAACAACAGATATTAAGATAATCGATAAAGATGATATCAGGCTTAAAATTCTTCTTAATCGCCAAGTCATTCAACAATGCACGGAAGTGTAGAACACTAGCACTTGCAGTTGGATATTCTTTGATGATTAGTTTACCATGGGTCTTACTCTTTAATGCAGAAAACTTTCTTTCATAGTCTTCTTTACTGAGTGTGTGCAACTCATTCAAATCTATATTTAGCAAATTTGCATCGATTCTTTCAGCAATCTTTTCTTCTGCCATTTCCATTGTGATGTACAGAACATTGTGGCCTTGTGATAGACAACCAGATGCCACATGACACATGAACAAAGATTTACCAACACCAGTGTTGTGTGAACTTACTCCATTGGTATAATATCTATGATTTTCATGTTCCACCTGTATATCAACAATAGGTATTGTTTTACCTGTTTTAACAACACTACCTGATAAGAAACCTACATCTGTTAAAAAATTGGTATGTAGGTTTAATAGGTCTTTGGCATATTTCCACCCATTCTCGGTTTCAAATAAATGATTCTCGTTGACCTTAACCTTTCGGTCATCGGATAATGTTAAAATATATTCCACCCACTCACCTTTATCTACAAACAGAGAAACCGGAACAAATCCATCAGGTGAATCTACTTCCACATCATAACCATCATTCAAAAGTTTTTCTATTTCAGAAATATTTACAGATTTTTCTTCAAAATTGGATATTCGTTTACGAAAACGAATTTTAACTTTAGTGTCCGGATGAACACAACCTGCAAGGGCAATATTCAGAGTTTTGATTGGTAGACCACCTTTTGTAATCTTGTTAAAAAGGTCAAGGTCAAATCTAATGCGAGATTCTACTCTGTGATATGCTTCATATCGAGCATCAGAATCATTGATGTAATCGTGGCCAACAGTATTGTCGAATGAAACACCAAGTGCATCACTCAATAACTGTGGGATTTCACCCTTAGATTTGTTGTGGGATTTGTTGTCAAGAATACCAACAGACTCCATGATTGCATTATAAATTGCCCGATCTTGACAAAACTTCTCAGTCTGATCAATCAACCACGAAGTCTCAGTTGGTTCTTCTTTTGCTTGATTTAATTCATTAAGTAGTTCAATTGCACCTTTCACCACATCTTCTGATACATCTTTCTTCTCGGTAAAATTAATTACAAGGGCTTCATGTGTTGGAGGATTCTTGTAGTGATTAGTGAAATCAAATACTTCTTTGAACACTGTCTTCTCTATGTTATCAGAGAAATAATCTGAACGAATAAATGGCAATACTTTTCTTGAGTATTCCTCGTTATAAATTAAATTCTTCAGAATTGTCTGTTCCAACCTGTTCATTTTTTTGCGCCGTTAATATTGAAGTGAGTACATCACCCATGATTGTATGCAAGTTTTCATCTTTTGTCAACACATCTATGTCGTGTTCACCAGGATTAATAATTGTATACCCAAATTGTAACCTTGCAAATTCACCCTCTTCAACAACTTTTGCCTTGTGGTAATGATAAAGGACATTTTCATATCCTTTCATCACCAAAGCAATACCTGTTAATTTGGCATCGTCAAGATCCAAATCCACATAATGAAAATCAATCCCCTCTTCAAGCATCTTTGGAGACTTCTTCTTCCAAAACAGGAGCTTCTCCCATAATGTTTCCATATGCAATCCCATATTTTTGATTTACAAATTCCTTGAATTTCACATTATTTAATAATGGTAACATAAATTCATCTGTTTGTGTGGCAACAAAACGAACTTTTTCACCAATTTCACCTGTGTCTTGGTCTACTTTAGCATACCAACCGTTGGAAGGTTTACTTACAAAATTGCCCTCAAGAGCTATTTCGACTATTCCAGAATATTTTTGAATACCACCTTCAAAAGTAATTAGAAAAGGAAATTTAGATTTTTCACGAACAAATCTTGATTTTTCAATATTGATTGTAAAATTGTATCCAACTAAATCTGTTCCATCTTTCTCTTGAGCTTTGCCAATAATAAAAACTTGGTTAGCGGAATACATCCCGCCTGTACCCCCAGACATAACCGCTTTGGAATAAATTTCCATAGTTTGATATGTATGATTTACAGCAATACAAGGAATATCTTTTGTTGTTAGATGTGGCGTAACAATTCTCCAAAGAGATTTCAACACACGAGCTCTTGTCATATCTGCAACTGACTTACCGTCAAGCGCATCTTCAACTTCTTTCTTTGATGCTAGATTACCAACAGAGTCAATAAAAATTATAACTTTATCGCCACGCTCAATACTCTCAAGCCTTTTGGAGATATCAAACTTTAATTGTTCCAAATGTTCAATTGGAATGTGTATCACACGTTCAGTATCAATACCATTTGTTCTAATGTAATCAGGTGTAATACCAAATTCAGAATCATAAAACAAACAAACAGCATCTTTATATTTGTTCATATAAGCTTTGATCATAATTAAGCCAAGTAACGACTTAAAATGGCGAGAAGGTCCAGCTAAAAAAGTTAAACCTGAAACTAAACCACCATCTACTGTTCCAGATAAAGCCATATTAATAATAGGAACTTCTGTGGGTACAGATTCTTTTTTATTAAAGAAAGTAGAATCACTCAATAATTCTACTTTGATTGATCCAGATTTCATCATTTTGTCAAGCAAACTCATATTTTATCCTCTCATGTTAAATAATATCATTTTTCATTTTTACTGTTAACTCTATATGTTATTGTCGCAGGAACAACAGTAAAATATCTTCACTAGAAGGATCCTCCATCCATTTTGGTAATCTTGTCTTTGGGAATAATCTCATTGTCCATAAAGGATTCTACACTAATAATAGGGTTGCTGTCAAGCACTTTCTTTTTCTTTACCTTTGCAGAAGTAATTTCAGGCAAGGCCTCTTCCTGTTTTAGTTTTTTATATGTTTGATTTGCCGCAATCAATAGTAAAACGGCAAGTGGATCAAATACAATAATGATAGTGAATATTACTAAGCGAACAGCTTTATCTATGAAGCCTGGATCATCTTTTGTATAGAAAATCTCGGCAATGTATTTGATTGGACCCACTTCTGCCAATAACTGATTTTCTTCTTTCAGTAATGGCAACTTCTCAGTGGATAGTCTCTTCAACTCTACCTGTGTTTCTTGTATTTGTTTATCCAGTTTTCTGCTTGCGGTAGATGGATCTTTTGCTCTTGCAAGTAAATAATCCAATCGATCTTTAGCAATTTTCTCTTGTGTCTCAATTGTTTTTAATTCGGTTGAGTTTGCACCAACTACAATGTTCGATTCAATATGCGCTCTGGAAAGATAACCAAAAATACCCATACTTGTAATTGCCATCAGTAAAATGATAGCAATTAAAAAATAGTATTTCATCATCCGTGCAGTTTCTTTCCAATTATTATACAACCATGATACTGTCACCAACTTAGACAATTCAAGTATCGATCCCATAATAATAATAGGCCAGAATGAACCTGGAAATATCTGTGCAAGACCTATTACTGAATAATAGGCTGCAACTGCTGAAAGACCAATCGCTGTAATGAACGGAAGAAAGACTTGTATCATGGATTCTTTTTATTGTGAGGTACATCAAAAACAAATGTTATTCGCATTTCATCGCCAATATTTTCTGTACCATGTGGTTTTTTATTATCAAACCATAATAGAGTTCCTGGTTCAACAATTACTTCATCATCACCACAATGATACTTATAACGACCCTGTATCGATAAATGATATCGATCTTTAGTTTGATAATAAGTTCCTTGATCTATATGAGTACCAACAATTTCACCAACTGGTAGAGATAAGAAACCACACCGAGAATGAGCATGAAAATGCCTCTTCATAAACTTAACTATCTCGGTGTGTCTATCATATGCAGGAGTCTTCAAACAGATTTCTGTATTATAAACCATTTCATCTGGCTTTGAAATTGCACCCATCACTAATTGTAATACACCAGCGTAAATCTTATGAAACTCTGGATCAATTTGCTGAGCACCATTCATCTGCTTCTGATTACCCCAATCCTCTTTATACTTTTCTAATTGAGATTTAATCTTAGTAACATTAAGACCTGTTCTAATGATGCGAATATCAGCCAAAGAAGCTCTCCAGACTATTTTGTTTTTCAGTGGTCCAACCCATACAATCTAGTACAACTTTAATTGGTTCGATAAATGCTTTTTCAAACTGTAAATCATAATCAATATATTGTTGTAGACCAAACTCAACAGGCAATCTGCCAGGATAACTAATGACCATATCCTTAAAAGGATTTGGTTGTTTGATATAAGTAAATTTAACTTTCTCGCCTTCTTGTATTTTTGGATACTTTTTATCAAGACCCATTTTTACAAGATAGTGATTGTACAGAATTGCACCCTTAACATGAATCGGTGTGCCTTTCTTATACATGATAACAGAATCAGCATAATCTTTCAGACCATTCAAGCCTCTTGGAAAAGAAATATCTTCAACAGGAAGTTTCTTAAAATTCACTTTGAAATCTGCAATGAATTCATGAATATCATTCTCGGTTCCTTGCATCATAATCTTAATAGACTTTTTCATCTTCTCACGAATAGCCGATGGAGTAGATGATTTTACCATTTCAAGACCCATGACCTTCATATACGGTTCGTTATAAGCAACACCTTCATTGTTATACACGTTTAGGATATATCTCTTCTTGGCAGTCCAGATGCCTTTATCTGCCAATGCTTCTCTCTTCATTTGCATTTTTTGGGCAAACGCATGAACATATTCAGCAAGATTCTTGTAACTCTCATCAATAGATGGTTGAATCTTATCTTCACAGACACGGTCCATGAAGGCGATAATTTTATTAGTGTCTGTCTTGTCTTTATGCACTTTATCAACAAGTGAACCAAGCTTAAGATAAATCGAATCTGTATCTGAGGCGATAACATAATCTTCTTCCGTTTTCAATAGATTATTCATATAAGAATTGAGATGTTTTTCAATCCAACGAATAGACAATTGGCCCGCAAGTGTAACTGCAAGTGCCATTCTCAAATCATAAAAACGGAAATATTGTGAACCAAGGGCACCGTAAGCAGAATTTAATGAAACTTTCTTTGCAAGTTGTAGATTATCATATCTTGCAATTCGGTTATTAATCTCATTTTTCTTAGACTCATCTTTTTCATTCTCATACTCTTGTTTTGCTTTCAACATTAATTTTTTGAATTTACTTCTGTCAACATACATTTCTTCTAACATCTTAGGCAAGAAACCTTGTTTGTCAGTACGAAAGAATTGACCATTCGGTGTGATTGTAACACCAGTTAGTTTTGATGTATCAACATTCTGGTCAATCATCTTATCAACAGAAACACCTTTAGAAATAACATCTCGCATCTCTTTGGTATAATCATCGACTTCAATCAAAGTTTCTGGTGAAATGTTATATTGTGCCATCAAATGTGGATATAGGGATGTTAAGTCAAAACTAGCAACCCAATCGTGTTTACCAACTTGCACTTCTTTGACATATGCACCTTCAAACGCAGCTGATTTACTATTATGACTCTTTGGTGGAACAATGATATTTCTTTCAAACAAATAATTGTAAATTAGAGAATCCCACATTCTTGTTTGCGCAAAGATATCTTCATAGTTTGTTTTGGTATCATACGCAAGAGTAAGACCCAACTCAATCAGTTTTAATTTATGTTCAAGCTTAAGAACCAGATCCACATCTTTAATGTTATATTCAATAAACTTTTGATGATTCAATCGATACATCGCATGAAGGTTATCAAACTCTTCATAGGATATTTTACTCTCACCAATTTCAACATTACAAATATTGTTCAGTGAATATGATTCTTGTGATTTACCACCTGGCGCATACCATCTGTATAACTCAATGTAATCTAATGTAGATACACCAACAAAATCATATGCAACCAATTCACGGTTGTTCATTACAGTTTTGCGGCTGTTGATGTAACCCCATGGTGATAGTTTCTTTGTTTCGTCTTCACCGAGAACTTTATTGAATCGATTTACAATATACGGAATATCAAAGAACTTAATGTTCCAGCCTGAAATTGCATCAGGGCAATTCTCTTCCCAAAATCTTAGGAACTTCTTGCAAAGATTGTATTCATCATCACACTTGATATAAACTTCATCACCTTGTACTTTGTAATCACCACAGCCAAATACAGTCATTGCATCATTAATATACTTAATTGCAATCGCTGTGATTGGTTCATTTGCAAGGTATGGATCAGGAAAACCATTCTCGGAACCGACTTCAATATCAATTATTGCAACAGACAAGTCTTCCATCTTCCAATCAACCATGCCCTTTTGTTCATCTGCAATAAAGGCATATTGATAAGAAGAATTGCCAAAGATTTTGAAATTCTCAACACCCTCATAACGCTTAACGAAATCTCTTGCCTCACGAATAGATTCAAACTTCATCGACTCAAGAAAATCACCATTCAGTGTTTTGAAGGCAGTTTCTTTTTTACTTGGCAAAAACAAAGTCGGCGTGTAAGCTACTTTTAACTTTACACGCCGGCCTTCTTTAATACCACGATAGAGTATGTTGTTGCCAACAGACGCAACATTTGTGTAGTATTTCATTTTTTTTATAAATAATTAAGCCTTAGGAATCACACTTGCGATTTCGATGCCACTACCAAACACTTTACTATATTGATTTTCAAGGTCTGTATTTGGTGTAGTGATACACAAAACAGAATCCATTTCAATAGTAATACCTGTGGCAAACTCTTCTGCAAAATCCAAGAATGGGGCAAAAGCCATCATTGGACCATCTTTAGTTGATTGTAATACTACTTGAACTGGTTTGGTAATAACAATTTTGTTATCACTTTTGCAATCCACTCCTGCGAGAATCGTATGATTCGTTTTGAAGGTTACGAGCTTCGTTGTCATATAATTTAATTTCCAATACTGAGTTAATGGGTTGCTTATTTGAAAAATCTATAGCTTCAGCAATATTATCAAATTCTTTGAATGATACTGCTGATGAGCCGTTGATATAATAAGACACTCTATACATTGACAGGTATTTCAAAAGGCAATACACCAATAGTCACCCATCGTTTAGGAAAAAGCATTTCTCTTCCACGATAGTCGTTCATATCTGCGGATGGATCTTGCACCCATCCAAGAATCTCAACCATGCTGTCAAAGTCTCGCAAATATAAATCATACCTATCTGCCCTTGGCATCTTGTACTCTACAGCGAGTTTTTTTGCCAATTCACGAATGTTCATTACTATACCTCTTTATTTAATTTAACTTACTTTACACATTATAACATAGATTATGTTGGGGTGCAAGCTTTTGGTTAGCATAACTGCCTAAATCAGGTGATTATTAGCCTTTCTTTTTTAATTCAGACTGATAAGTTCTAGTTCTCAATTCAGAAGAACTGAATCGATGATTGCGAGAGTTGTACCAAATTTTAACACCACGATCTTCACAGATTTGTTTACCTGTAAATTCTTTGTCTTTGTATTCTTCACCAATAATGCGAACACTAATCGGTAGAAACATCAACAAGTCTTCAAGGTCTTTCTCTGTATCATAAACAATAATCTGGTCAATAAACTTAACAGCAGACAATTGAACATACCTTTCAACAACAGACTGAATAGGTTTGTTTTTAGTTTCTGGCCTATCAATTGTTGGATCACTTTGAACACCAACAATCAAATAGTCACAGATTGTTTTACATTCAGCAAGCATTAGAATATGCCCAGCATGAAGTAAATCCCAGGTTGAACAGGTAAAACCAACTGGTTTACCTATCATGTTATCAGGTAGCACTAGCATCTCTTTTTTCCTTACTAAGATTTTTTATAAAAACAGATCCATTCTTCAATTCGTAATCAAGTGTGTCACCAATTTCCCAATTAAGTTCTTTTACCAACTCATTGGGCAATTCAACGAGTGCATCACCATTCTCACAAATTTCTAGAACTTTGGTTGTGTACATCATATCATTATCACCTGAACATTACATTTATTTAAGAAATCTATACCAGCTGTATTTCTATAACTGGTACGATAATATACAGATTTGATTCCAGATTGATAAACTAATTTAGCACAATCTAAACAAGGTGCATGTGTGATAAACATACTTGCCCCATCACTTGAATTTGTTGACCGTGCAATCTTGGCGAGCGCATTAGTTTCAGAATGAAGCGCCTCTGGTTTAGTTACTAAAGTTGGGTTACCATTTGAATCTAATCCAGAATAATCTTCACAGTTGTTATCCCAACCTGAAGGCATGCCATTGTAACCAATGCCAATGATGGTGTCATTTTTTACAACAACACATCCAACTTTTAATCGCACCGCGGAAGACAACTGAGCATAAACCTCAGCTGCCTTCATGTGTGCATCAGCAAATTTACTAGGCAACATTCTTTGGCTTAGGCTTGTCTTTTTTACCGGATTGTTTTTCAGTCTTATTGGAATGCAGTTGCGCTTGAATCATCATATTTTTATATGTGTTTCGTTCAACGGAATCAACCATAGTTGCCATTGTTCGTTTTACTTGCTTGGGGAGTTTGAAGTTTTTATCAGGTTTCATAATCATATTATATCAAATAATTCTATAGAGGTGTGGCAATAATAGGGGTCATTGCGACCCCTACCGTTTAGACTGCTTCTTGAAGCAGTTGTGGTTTGAATGACTTCAAACCTTCACCAATTTCAATCTTGCGAGGTTTCTTATGTTCAGGAATAATATTCTCTAAGCCAATACTTAGAATACCATCCTTGAACTCAGCACCTTTTACTTCGATTGTATCTGCAATGGTGAGTGTCTTTGTGAAAGACCTTGTGCCGATACCTTTGTGTAGATATTGCACTTTGCTTTCTTTATCTTCCTTTTCACCCTTGACAGTTAGTTTACCATCTTCAACTGAGATTTCAATTTCATCTTTAGAAAATCCTGCAACGGCAAGTTCTACGATGTAATGAGTATCGTCCAGTTTTACAATGTTATGTGGTGGAAAGTTTGATACAGTTTTCTGCACATCTACATTCATAAGTTTTTCAACATCATCAAAGAATCGGTCAAAGCCGAGTGTAGAGTGGTGCAACGGACCAAATGAAATATGTCCTAATGTCATAGTTTTCTCCTATTAAGCGAGTTAATTAAATGTGACCCCTAAGGCATCACAACATTATTTAGTCACCAAAACATAAGCGTCTTTGTTGACCAAGTAAATTCTACCAGGTAATTGTTCTTTATATACTTTAATGAAAGTGTAAGCGCCTTCAGCGACAACATCATTCACATCTTCACAATAAACAATTTCTCCAGTGTAACGATTTTGTAATTTCAGAATTTTCATAAGTTAA